GCAACTGATCTAGTCCTGCCTGGTAAAGCGATGACCACACTGGGATTCTCGCATCGTCTTGCAGGTATGGCGCGGCCTGCAACAAAGCGCCGTAAAGATAAACGTCAGGCGCTTGTGTCAGCAGCCAGTTGGTTGCCACTATGGATGACAACTTTGTCAACTTGGCGTAGTACACCAGCTCTGCCGTGTATGCACCGTCAGGGATTGGAAGCAATCGGAATTGGTTTCCAACCACCGAAAAATACAGTGGCTTGCCACTGGACAAGTAGGTGGTGTTGGCCAACTGATCCATGGCGTCAATGGTTTGAAACGTCAGGTTGGTCACTGGATTGGTGTTGATCTTGATGGCCTTGGCCTCCAAGAAGTCATCAGGCACAGTGCCATATTCAGCAGCAGCCGCAAATGACGCATTGGCTCTCACAATCATCTGGCGGGTGCGAAGCTGGCGCTCGATCTGAGCCTCTGCCAAGCTGATGAAGTCGGGAATGGTGGACGTCAAATCCTGCCGGTTGAGCCAGTCAGCCAGCGAGGTTTTGAGTTCGTTGTATGTCGTGAGTGCCATTAGACTGCCTCTTTTTCCATCTCTTCTTTGACGATCCAAGTGTGTTCGTGTCTGAATTCAAACGTGCCAATGTGGCCGATCTCTTTCGAGACATCATGGTCAATATACACCTTGTAGCCCAGCTCTTGAGCCTTCTTACAAAAGAAGACATCCTCGCCCATGTAACCGCGAGTGCCAGTCTGCCAAGGCATGTCAAACCATGGCTCAGTCATGCCCTCAAAGACACCGCGCTTGATCAGCATGATGCCTGTTCCGACAGAGCCAATCTCTTCCAAGCCTGTTGACTCTGGCATGGTGTAAACCTGTTGGCGCTTGCCGTTCTCGTCATAGTTCTGCGCAGTGGGTCCTGTTGGCATACGGCGCCGTGCGCAGTTGGCCGCCACGATGTCCACGTCATGCGCCAGCAAACGCTGGATCATGTCCTGTGGGAATGTCATGTCGGAATCAATGAACAGGATATGGCTGCACCCTTCGCGCATCGCATCCAAGCAAAGATCAGCACGCTGATTCTGGATCAGTGTGCCTTGCAGGATCTTCAAGCTCACAGCATCAGTGGTGTTGAGCGTGTGGTACGCAACCATGTTGACCATGCAATAGGTGTAGTTGGTGTGTACTTGATCCCGCGCTGGGGTGCAGACTGCGATGTAGTTCATACTTTTCCTGGTCTCACGCGAAAGAATTTATTGTCGGAATCGTTCAACCATTTCTTCATGTAAGCCTCGTCATCAATCTTGCCCTCGGCCTTCATCTGGTAGTACAGGGACTCAGGGATGCTGGCAACGTGATGCCATTCGCCTTTCCATGTAGCCTTCTCATCAATGGCAGCCAGGTCGCGCTTGTTGGCCTCAATGACGGCAGTGATGTCCTGCGATGTTTGGATCGTTGCCTCACCTGTGTCATCGTTGTAGTGCCAGGTGCGGGTGATCCCTCTGTCGGGGTTTGCATCAAGAAATCGTTTTTCCATGTAAGTAGGGGGAAGATTTCTCCTCCCCCTTCCCTCTTAGTTGATTAAGAAGTAGACAAGTCAGCACACAAGCCGTGTGCGTTTTCGGCCAAGACCTTGTGACCGAATTCGATCAACAACATGCGCTTCTCAGCGTCACCAGTCTTCGCCAACTCAACTTGTTGGTAAGGACGCAGGACGGTCATCTTTGCGTACTCAGGGTCGATCACCCATGCATCGCGCTCGCGTTGAAATCTGTTCGCAATTACGGCCACATTTCCGAAGTCGGAAACGTAGATGTCAACCGCGCCGATCAACACGGCAGGCTTCTCGCCGCCATTGATGTTGAAACGGCTGGAAGCGATACCAGTAAAACCAGAAACGCGCTGCTTGTTAACAGGACCGCACATCAGGATCTTTGGTGTGCCGCCAGCAGACCACACCTTTTGAATCACATTCTTCAGAATGGTTTCAGTGAAGGTGCGCACGTTGCCGTCAGTGCGTGCACTGTTTGGCAATGTGGTGTAGCTTGGGTCAACGCCGTTGGTTTGCTTGTCAGTGTTGGTCTTGACAAAAGCGCCCAAAGAGGCAGTGGCGCGAGCTGTGGTGGTGTTACCAGCAGCGGCAACTGCGCCATTCAAGAATGTGAATTCTTGGTCGCGCTTCAACTCAGCACCGCGCTTGGCGATCTGATAAGCCAACTCAGAACGACGACCAGCCTTGTTAACCACTTCTTCAGTGTTGGACAAGACGATGGTCTTGCGTGCGATCTGAGCATAGTTGGTCAAACGAACAGTGGCAGTCACTGCGTCGAATGTGCCGACATCGTCACCTTCCAACTGGGCGTTGGCGGCGGCGTCAGCCAGTGCATCGGTTTGCCATTCAAACAAAGTGTTGGAGATAGTCTCGCGGCCAATGTTGGATTGGTACGGCGTCTCTTCTGGTGAGATATTAGTTATTACATTTGAAAGATCTTCCCGAATGCCTTTAGCACTATAGGTTGTAAATGTGTTACTTACGATTGTCATGATGATTCCTTATTTCAAGAGTTTGTAGATTGCATCAGCCGCATCATCGACACGGCCAGTTTTTGCTAGACGCTGTTGTGCTCGCATTGCTTCTGTATTGCTTGAAACTCTCCCTGCTGCACCAGGCTTGGCAGGTCTTGGGCCGTTATTGGTCACTGGCTTGATCTGTCCACGCTTGGACATCATCTGGTCGTAGAGTGCCGCTTTTCGCAACATCACCACCGCCCTGTGGTCAACAACATTCTTAAGGTCATCAGGGGTGAATCCGATCTTTTGACCGAATTGAACAAGCATTGCCTTCTCAGCTTGAGCCTTCTTCGCGTCCTTCCATTCTGGAATCGCCGCCACCAAAGCCTCTTGCTCTTGAGCCAACAACGCCTCGCGCTGTTGTAGCTGTTCTCGCTGGGATAACTGAGCCAGGCGCTGCTGTTCGGATTGAATAGCTACTGCCTTCTCTTGATTCTCCCGCGCCAATTCGCGCTGCCTTACCCACTCGATGGGGTCTTCGTTATAAAGACGATCCCAATCGACTTGAGGCTGCGCTGCCTGCTGAACCTGTGCCTGTAGAGCACCTAACAATTGAGCATATTGCTCACGCTCGGCACGCACCTCTTGCAACTCTGCCTCGGTCTGTTTCCTGACCTCCGCAATTTGCTGAGTCTTGCGTGTGTAATCCTGTGTCCTTGAATATCCCTTTTGAAGTTCCTCCAGCGTCACATCGACTTCTTTACCGTCAACCTTGACGGTGAAGACTTGTGGCTGGTCTTCCTCCTCGGAATCTCCATCTTCATCGGATTGTTCGGAATCAGTTTCGTTGTCATCTGCGTCTGCATCAGTCAACAACTCCTCATCTCCCGCCGCGCCCTCTTCGGGCAACTGCGCCTCGCTGCTCTCCTCTTGTCCCTCATCGGGGAGCATCCCAGCAAGTGCATCGGCTGCTTCAGCCATACTCATTGGACCTTGTACAACACTCGCCGCTGGCGTTGGTGCTACTGTTTGCATTGGTCGATTTCCTTATTTAAACAAGATTCTTCTGCGCACGCTCAATGGCGCGTTGCGCCACCTTGCCGTCATCAATCATTTTGGTCAGTTCGTTTTTAAAGTTCTCAATGGCACGCAACTGCGCCCAGATCACTTCACGCCTTGAAGCCTCATCAGGCTTGCTGCTCTCAAACTGCCAATGCAAGTCACCGCGCATCTTCTCCAAGGCCGTGGCGAACACTTCATCTTGCAAGAATTGTTCAGACCGGCGGCCTTTTCTAATCTGTTCTTCGTTCATTGAGCCATTCCACTAAGGTTGATGGGTGGAGGCACATTCGCCGCTGTCTGCACCGCCTGGTTGACGATGGCCGCCTGCTGCTTCATGGCCTCACGATCTAAATTCTGCATTGCCGTGATCTCGGCAGTGCTGATTGCTGTCCCATACTTTAACTCAAGTTCGTATTTCTTGAGCATTAAGTCCTGCGCCAGTTGATCTCTTCGATAATCATCGTCCCGCAGCATCTTCTCGCGCTGCAACTCCAGCTCGGCGGCCTTCTTCTGGATGTCGGCTTGGATCGACTGAGCCTGCACCTGTGCCAGCACCTGCTCTGGCGTCTGCTGTGGCTGCTCCTGCGGCATCTGGAAGTCGGCAGGCAGGGTGTTGAAGTAGCTGGATGCGTCCTTGTAGCCTGACAACTCGATGGCCTTTTGCAGGGTGCGGATGTACATGGGCAGGGACGCGATCTGATTCATCGGGCCAAACTGGGCCATGATCTGCTCTTGCTTTTGCATGATGATGTTCAAGGCGTTGATCTTCTCATTCACATCGCCATTGCCCAAGCCAATATTGACATTGACATCCATGCTGGCATCCCAAACGCGAGGATCAATCTGCACCCACTCGTTGCGCAAGCGCACCATGCGGGGCTTGTCTTGGTGGGTGGTCATCAGGTACAAAATACCCTTAAAGAGCTTCTTCATACCCTCGGCCAAGATCCGAGCTTGCAGCTCAAGCCTTGACTGGCTGGCGCTGACGGTGGCCGCAACCGCCGCCTTGGTGGTTGACTGCAACGCATCAGGGTCCAATCCCATCGCGGCCTTGGACATGCCGGTGCGGTCTTCGCGCATCTGGTCCATGTAGTCCATCATGGCAAAGGCAGGCTGGCCGACAAAGGGTGAACTGAACGGCTGCACCATGCCTGGTGCACGCATCCGAATAATCGCGCCAGTCTCGTTGTTCAGCACATCGTCAATATTGACCTGCCCCTCGACCACCGCAGTGCGTGGGTGGATTGACTGCGCCAGCGAGTCCAAGGTGTTGCGCATGATCTCTGACTTGATCTCTTGGATGTCATGCGTGATGTCAAAGATCGACATCGCCTCAAGTGGGCTGGTGTGTGGCTCTGGGTCACAAGGGAAGTCCACAAATGGGATGTAGCTGGCGGGTAAGTTCCGCACCATGGTGTAGCCAGAACCCATACAGCAAATCTTGCGCAACTCGGGGATGCCGTCACCATCAAAGTCAATCCGCATGTACGCCTCAACGTACAAGACCCGTTGCTGCATGGGATTCATGCTGTCACCAGCGCCCATGGTGGTGGACAGTGGCTGGCGTGCCAAGTACTCGTCATTGGAGTCCAAGTCGGTCGAGGAGATGTTCTCCTCAATCTCGTCTTGGTCATAGCCCATGGCGATCAGGTCAGAGACAGTCGCCATCTGGCGGTGGGCGATGATGCCAGCATCTTCAAACGATCTTGCCCTGCGGTCCAGAATCAACTCCTCTGGCGGCACGGCCATGATGCGAATGCGGCCATCTTTGGTGCTGCGCTTGATCTCAACG